AGTTCCATTATTTGAATTGGTTGAATTATCTGTAATATCAATAGAGGTTCCAATAATCGGCCAATACCCAACAAGGTCTCCTGTCCCTGCACCTAATGAAGTATTTACATTTATCTTTGAAGCAAGAACTTGAATATTACTTGCGCTTAATACTGCATCATAAATACGCACATCGCCAAGTTTACCTGTAATATGTCTTGAAGCACCCGTATCTCCTCCAAGTATTAGTGCATCGTTATTATCTGTATCTACATCTGTTTTTGTTCCACTGGCTACTTCTACGCCATTAATATATACTTTAAATGTAGTTCCATTTTTTACTCCTGCTATATGCGCCCAAGAACCATCATTTGCATACTTGCCTGTTGCAGTATCTAAATATTGACTGGCACCAGCTTTGAATCTAACTACACCATTATCTAATAACTGTATTCCATAAGATGTATCTGTTGAACCAACAGCTCCTTTAGATATTAATCCATTATAACTACTACCAACATCTGTATAAATTGCATTTGTCCAACAGGAAAGTGTAAAATCATCTGCACCTAAATCTAATGCAGAATTATCAGCAATAGTAATATGCTCATCATCAGACCCAACAAAAGAATAAGCAGCGTCAAGATTTACATTAATGATTGCATCATCAAGATTTCCTTCAAGGATTCCTCCTGTTCCTGTAAGTGTTAGGGTTCCTGTTCCTGTATATCCTGTTCCTTGTGTACGAATACCTCCAACTGACAGATTGTGGGCATTTGTATCCAGCGTTGCATTATTGGTAATAATTCCTCCTACTGTAAGTGCTGGAGAACTCACACTACCTGTATCTAATTCCCCTGCCTCTATCGTGAGGTTATTAGAAACGTTCAAAGCTATCAAAATATTATAATTTGCCGAAGCGTGATTTATAGTTAAATTGTATAACTTCTTCGTGTCCACATAAATCTTTGAAACTCCAGCATAGGTAAGTATTACAGTTCCACCACCAGCGTCAAATACATTACTACCATAGACAACTATAGCATAACCACTGGCTGCGCCTTCGCTATTTATTGTGGTTACTCCAGATGATAATGTGGCGTGACAATCTGCATGGTTACTATTCAGTAAAAAAGACCCCATCGTATGCGTTCCAGTTCCTCCAACAAATGTTCCTCCTCTTTTTATTGTTAAAGCATAAGAACCAGAAACTCCTGAACCGAAACTACAGGCAGAGGCATTACAAGTTAATGTTGCTGTATCTGCTGAAGCACTACCGTCTCCTACTATTGTATTTCCTGTTACTGTAAGGTCCCTACTTGTTGAACCATCTGTATCTAATGTGGTTAATGTTCCTGCCGTTATTGTTAAATTACCATCAACTTGAAGATTAGCATTACAATGTACAGTATTTCCAGCAGTATTAATAATTAGATTATTGGGTTGGCTGCCCGCCACCCCGCGAGATACTATTCTTGTGGTTGCACCTGTCGTAATCGTTATTGTTGAGCTGGCGAAATCTGCATCTCCGCCACTATCAATTAACAGAGACTTGGTACCACTTTGACCATCTATTGTGATTGTATTAGCACCTGCGGTTAGATTACCTCCACTTTCAATCTCTAAAGAGTTGATAGTAGGATTTAAGCCACCACCAATTACAGGGTCGTTTGATACATTCGCTATTACAACATCATCATCAGCAGTAGGAACTCTATCTGTTACACCAGTAGTATTCCAATTACCTGCCGTGTTCCAGTCGGTATCTGTTGCACCATCCCACGTATTAACAGCCATCAGGCCACCTCACTTACTAAAGCTATTTCAGAGTATATAGGAGCATTCATTCACTAAATGGTCCCCTGTAAGAATATCTTACAATTACCTGCATTGAACGTTGGTGTTCCTGATGCGATAGTCATTGTAATCGCAATGTATCTTAAGCCAGTTGTTGATATGGCTTTCAAAGCTCCAGTATTGTTTGCAATACTGATGTCATCCCCAACTTGAACCCACTTAGAGTTAGTTGCTGGAGTTGCATCCGCTGAATCAAAAAGACTTCCCCATACCTTTGCAGTTATGGTTGCTGACTCTCCTTCATTTCTAATCTGGATTGTAGCCCTATCATAAAGTGCAATATCTTCTGTTGAAATCATTACAGTCGTCCCACTAAAAGCGGTTGCTGCGTTTTCTACGAGCAATGTCTTTACATGTGGGCTATGTACTGTTTCTGTTACCGTGTTTGCCATTAGTCAGCCCTCTTAGACTTACGTAGTCCTTTGGGCTTTTTAAGGTCTCTGCATTTACATACGCCTTTGCACTTGTAAGAACCTTTCGGACACTTTACTTCTTTTTTAGGTGTTTGTTCGCCCTCTTCCAAGTGTTTTCGGGGCTTATGAAGTCGGCTGAGAGGTTTAGGAGGTCGGACGTTAGTCTTAATCCCCCCACCAGTACCTTTTGGGCCGATTTCTTTTTGCTCGACAAAGACTCTTGAACCTTTGAGCTTTTCAAGTAAGCTCTCATCTTCAATATCGCGGGTTTCTCCGTTACTCCACCCAAAGACATTGCCTGCCCTATTACGAAGCCTGCGATGAGTGCGCTTCCCAATATAGGTAATTTTGACCATTTAATTAGCCTCATTACCTATCTACTCGTCCAAGTCTCTTAAGCTTCCTTGTGTGTTAAACTTATAACAGATTAATTCACCAGCAGTAATCAATGCAAACTCATGGGACATCTTTTGTGTAACTGCTACATTTGTGCTGTCCACGTAAGTTGTTGGAGCTGCAATTCTCATTGCCAAGTTGTCCATATCTAACAAGTACATTCTTGCAGTTGAATCAGATTCAGAAGGTGCGTGTTGTGTAAGGAATATTGGTATTCCATCGTATGAACCTACGCGTGAATCAAAAGCTAAACCTGCTTCACCAGCTACTCCATTTAAGCCACCTGCTCCACCTTGTTTCAAATCATAGTTCCAAGTTGCGTTGCTTGATGCTCTCATTAGAGTTTTCAAATCTTGATATGTGTCATATCCTGTTAATAGAATTAAACTACCGTAGTTTACACCGTTTTCTAATGCAGATTGAATTGCATTGTCCAACATTGTTAGTGTCAATGCTGCGGGAGTGTCACTATTATGTGAAGTGTAAGCATCTGCCCAAGCAGTTAGACCTGATTTGTCCAAGTCATAAATATCAGCATCGCCTCTGTCATTACATAATGCGTTAGCTGCTGCATCAGATATTGTTACACGGTCTAAAGATTCAAAGTTATTTCCTGCAACTGTATCTGAGTCGCCTAATAACATTGCGTCAATATAGTAAACGTGAGCTTCTGAGTTTTCTTTTCTCATAAATGCTGCTAAGTTTCCAAGACCATCATCAGCTTCAGAAAGCATTGCTGCTTTAGTTGATATTTCCCATGGCGTTACAACTTGTTTCAAAGTTGCTGTAACGTTTACAAGGTCTGGTTTGTCTGTGTCTGGTAATGCTCCACCAGCTTCAGAGTTGTTTTCTGCAACACCAGCAGTTGTGGTGTGTCTTGTAGTCATTACTCTCCATCCAGATTGCGTCCATGGCTCTTTCTTCAAGAGCTTGAATACTTCTGATTTAGTATTTAATTGACTGAACACCTTTGCACCAAACGTCGTATTGAACGCTGCGGATGGGTCGCTTGTATAAGTCAAGTCGTCGGCTTTGCTGATTCCGTATCTCTTAGAGATACCAAGTTCTCCGCCGTAGTATGCGTTTACATATTCTTCCATTGTCATTCCCATGTTTACATTCCTCCGTCGTAAAGTGCTTCAATCTCGTCAAGGGATTTCTCCACGTTGTTAAAATCTATTTTAGTTACTTTAGGACTGTCAGTTTTTGCTGGAGTTGCTTTCTTACCAGCATATATGTTTATTCCATATTTCTTTAATGTTGTAATTGATTTGTGGATGTCATCAGCTTTCTCGGCTACAGATTTCTCTTCGTCTTCTGCTTCCTCTTCTTCTTCCTCTTCTTCCTCTTCTTCAGCTTTTTCTTCCATTTCCTCTTCTTCTGGTGCTTCCTCTTCTTCTTCCTCTTCGTCTTCTGCCTTCTCTTCTCCCATTTGGGATTCTAAGTAAGCCATAACTTCTTTGAGTTTTCCGAGAGTAGCTTCCATATCCTTGTAAAGCTCTTCATGCTTATCAAGTTCTGCTATCGGTTCTTCGAGAGCTTCACTTTTCTCTGCCTCAACAATTTCTTCATCA